TTTGGCTACTCTCAATGTCTTCGATAAGCGCATAGATATGCTCGCGCTTGGTTAGGTCTATATTTTCTACGTCTAAGTCTAAAGCCATTTTATTAATCCTAGTAAAAAGTTATTGCTGCGTTAGTTGTATTTAATTCGTACTCTACGCAATACCATATACCATAAGAAATAGCGGTACTCATATCTTGCCCTTCTGTAGTCTGGTCTTCGATATAGCCCGCATTTTCTTTTAGCCTTGTATTTCTAAAGCCCTTATTAACAAAATGGCAGTTATTAGAAACTGCTACAGCCATTACGCCTTCGCTATTTTCTAACTGTCCATTAGTTACGTTATGCCTATCTCTTAGAGGCGGGTTAACAGTAGGTACTTCTATAATATAGTCTAATACGTCGCCGTCTCTGCGTCTATAGTTAGCTAAAAAGTCTTCTATTATCTCGTAGTCAGTTAGTCGGCTTTTACTTGTACCGCTTCGACCAGTAGCGTCGCCATGTATTATTATCTCAGGGTTATGGGGTAAGTCGAAAATACCTTTACCCGCCCATTCATCTAAAGCGTCTTCAGTACGCGCCCCTTCTACTGCTACTTCGTCGAATATTGTAAAGCGTTTATTTTCTACGTTATCAGCTTTCTTGTTAAACTGGAAAGCAGCCGAAGACATAGGCTTACCTTTACTAATATTAAAGTCGAAAGTTAATCTAATGGGCAGCCTCTTAATATTTTTTACGTTAGTCTTTAAATGTTTATCAGGGTCGTAGTTATAATAGATAACGTCAGTATTAATATAGAGCCATTTACCATAAAGTAGCCGCTGTACCATTTTAGTATCGTACTTCTCTTTAAGAGAGTCGATATACCATTTAGGTAAAAAAGGATTAGAAGAAGTAACCGAGTAGTAAGTATGTCTATCGTTATTTTTTCTAGAATAAATATCAGTTATCTTTTTAGCGCCGTCTATAAAAAACTCGTACGCTTTATGGCTAGGGTCGTCTGGATTAGTAGCAGCTATAAAAATATTTTCTTTTATATGGGGTAGCCGCCCTAGTCTGGCTATGCACTCAGTAAAGAAAGCCATTTCTTTATTATTATTTTCTGTTAACTCTTCTATGACTATCATTGATAATTCTAAAGACCTAAACTTAGTATATTTTTTATCGTGCCATGATCTACTAATAATTTCAGAGCCATTTTTTAAAAACTTTATCGAGCTAGAAGTATAATTAATTATGTAGTCTACGCCTTCGACGAAAGCATTAGTTAACATTTCTATAATTTTTAAAAAGATAGTATCTTTAAGGTCGGGCATAGCCTTACGGCCTATCATAGCCCTAGCTCCGTTAAACTCTGTACAGTGTTTAATAACTAACCAAGCTAGTAACGTAGATTTAGCCGAGCCTACCGAGCCAGATAAAAGTAAATAGTGTGGGCCTGTAGAATAATCGAAGCGACATTTAATATCATAGATTACGTTATATTGATAAGGTATTAACTTAGGGTTAAACGTAAAGAAGTCTGGCGTAGAAGTAGTAACCGCAGTAGACATATATTTAGTCTAACTCTTCGGGCTTAACGTCTAACTTAAAAGCGAAGCCTTTAGCTAACGTCTCTTTACCTAAGTCTATTTCTTGTTTTTCTTTCCATTTCTCAGGGTCTTTATTACCTAGATAATATTTTAAGGCTACTTCAGAAGGGGGGTAATTCTTAACGACTGTTTTAGTTTTTACTAACCCGTCTTTAGTTAAATGGGTTTTAGTTTCTTTACATGAGTAGCCGACTGCTCTTTTAAATAATGCTTCTTCTGCTTTACCTATCGCGCAGCCTTGAGCTTCTTCCAGTGCTAGTCGTAACTCTTCGCTACCCTTACGCCAGCGGGCTAAAGTTTTTTCTGTAATATCTAATAGCTCTGAAATTTCAGAGTAAGTATTACCGCGATAAGCTAGGTTTTTTATTACGGGTATTAATTTCTCATTAAATTTACAGTTACCATGATCTAACTTAACTTCTTTAGGCATACCCGTACCTATTTCTTCAGCTTTTTTTAAAGCCGCTGTCTTCTTCTTGGTAGCTTTCTTAGCTACTTTTTTCTTTTTAGTAGCTTTCTTTTTTCTAGTAACCATTTAACCGCTCCATAGTTAAAGAGTATAGCATAGATTAATCTTTAGACGACATACCTTTAGGTAATATTAAAGCCGCGCCTTTCTCGTCGTACACTATCTCTCTTAGTCTTTCTTCACTCGATCTAAAGTTATTGTAAGCGCCTTCTCTAACTATTGAGTAACTTACTTCGAAGTTAAAAGTATTTTCGTTAACCTTTAAAGGTTTAACCCATACTTTAGCGACTTTACCGCGCCTATCGTTACCTTCTTCTATGACTTCTGCACCTACTTCAAATAAAGTTTTAATTTCAATTTTTTGCATAGTAACCCCTTATTATTATTTTTTATTTTATAATAAGATATATTTTATACAATACTTTTACAAGTCTAAACCGCAGTTACGGTTACGTTAAAGTTACACTAACCGCCTATATCATATATATTCTTTATCTCTTTCTCTTTTTATTATTCTTTTTATATATATATTTACTGAAGCATCTAACCTTATATAGTAGACTAACGTAACTAAAGTAATAAAAACTCGGTTAAAAGTAATAAAAAACCCGCTCATTTCGGCGGGTTAATTAGGTTACGCTATCTTTTCAGGGTTACGCTTTAAAATGCTACTCCATTGCTCCGCGTCTGACTACATAGCGTTATATTTAACGCAGCCCTATGAGTTTTGCCCTGCATACTAACAGGCTTACAAGTTATATGCTTACTCTTTAATTCTTGTGTAAATTTCCTTCTACCCATTATATTACGCTCGCCGTTATCGTCCATATAGTTACGATAGTCGTTAAAAAGGTCGCTAAGTTTTACTTTCTCGCCTTCTTTCTCTTCTACATTTTCGCCATACCATAGATAAAAAGTATTAGAAGACTCGATAACTTCGCTTACTGAAGCGTCTACAGAAATAGAAGGGGTAAAGCCGCCTTGCTTTTTTAATCGCTTGTAACCTTCTAAAGCCTTGTTAAAAATACCTGATAGCTCTAACTCTAGGTCGTTATGAATATTACTATTTACTAAGTCTGGTCTACTTTCTAAATCTAAGTCGAAAGGGATAACTAAAAGCCTACGTCTCATACCTGTAGAAGTATCAGCTATAAAAGGCATTTCGTTATAGGTAATAATAATTTTAGCTTTAGATAAAAACTTGAAAGGGTTTTTAAATTTCTTCTGGGCCATAACTGTATTATTACCAGTTAGATTTTTAAAGACGCCCGTTTCTTTAAAACAAGTCGGCGGCTCTTCTTCTGAAATATTTACTAGGCTTCTCTGCATTTCTGCTAAAGCGAAAGGGTTAGTATTAATAGATACTAAAGGTACGTTAGAAGTATTAGCCTCGCCCATTAGCTTACGTCCTACGTCTACGAAAGTACTTTTACCATTTTTACCCCCGCCTGATAAGATAAGGGCTTTATGATAAATGTACTCGCCGCCATAGATACAGTAACCTAAGTACTCTTCTAAAATTAACTTTAGGTCTTCTCTACCTAGAGTAACGTCGTCTATAAATTTATCCCATGTAGGGCAAGTAGCCGAAGGGTTAAAGTCGTAGGGTAAGCAATAGGTAAAGTTATAATCTGGCGTATGGGGGGCAAGCTGCCCCGTCTCAATATCTAAAACTCCATTAGCTAGATTAATTAAACCTTCGGGGGGCGTAGATAAGAAACTTAAAGGGCTAACGTCGTTAGCTTCTACAGCGTTTAAGTACTCTACCCGCTCGGCTTCTTTAACTGGCTTCATAAACATATCGTTACAAAACTTTTTAACTTCTGCGGTTAGGTATGGGCGGTAGTGAGTAGTATCATAAACGTAAATTTCGCCCGACTCTGCTATATGTTTATAGTTATACTCTCTTTTAAAATATTTAACTAGGTCGTCGTACTGCCTAACCTTACCGCCTTTAGCTCCTAATAAAGTAAAGCCTAAATGCTCAGTACCTATATAGTCGTCGCCCCTTAACATAATAGGGCTGGTTATTTTATTAAAATGGGGGCAGTCATTACAGCCGCCCCATATATCATTAATACCTGTACAAGTCCTAGGGCCTGAAGTTTCTAAAGCCTGCTCTGTAAAGTCGCCTAACTCTTTCGAGTTAATAGAAGGGCTACTAAATTCTTTCCAGTACTCTGCGCTGGTCTGGTTATCGTCGTCGAAATGTCCAGTAATAGAAAGCATAGCGTAGGCGTGCGGCTCGTGTACTTCGTCTGGTTTTTCTTTAAGCCATTTAAAAAAATTACACTGGTCTAATATTTCTTTTTTATCTGGTAAGGGAAAGCTACCTTTAGTTAAGCTAAAAGTATCTCTAGGCTTATCGAGTACAGGTACTATAAAAGGCTGCTCTTCTAGTTTATTTTGTTTTAGTGTAGCTACTTTAACGACTTCTACTTTAACGCCGTCTATTTCTTTCTCTTTTATATTTCTGGTAAAAGGTAGTCGTAGTATTCGGGCATAGTCCCATGCTGTAGTATCTTTATCAATGGGTAAGCCCGCTTCTTCGAAAGCCGCTACTGCTTTATCTAGTAGCTGGCGATAACCTAGCCGCGCTTTCTTTATAAAGGTTTTGTCTTTCCATAAAGGTACTTGTACTAAAACATGGCAGCCATTACCTGAGTAGACTATACCGCATTTATCTAAGTCGAAGCCTAGAGCTTTAGCTAGTACTGGCGGGTACTCGTCTATGCGGTCTAGATCAATACCGTCTAAGTCGAAGGGTATAATATTTTGAGCTTGCCACGACTTAAACTTTCTTTCGCCTTCTAAATGATGGGCGACGGTATAAAATAAATTTTGCTGGTCTTCTTTCTTTAGGTATTTCGGTAGGTCGGCTTCTACGTTGTCGAATAATTCTTTAAGATCATTATAGGCGAAGCCTTTAACTGTCCTAAAATATCTTACTAACTCTCCTTCGTCATTAAAGAAGGTCTTTAAATAGCCTACTTGTATCATTGTAACCCCCTTTAGTTTTTTTCTATTTCTATATATTCTA